GTTCAATTTCACCGGCAGTTGTTGAATAGTCATCTGTTCCACCAGTTAATGTAGAAACGTCAACACCAGACACTAATGTGTAATCAGTACCAGATGCAACATCTGTTCCCCAATTAGTACCAGCAGTAAGATGGTCTGTCCAGTAAATGAAATTTGACTGTGCAAAGATAACATCTGGATAATAGTTGTTAGAACCTTGTGCAGTTTTTGCCAAAAGATTCTTTGACATATTTGGAAATACTTCCATTACTGATTGTGTTCTTTGTCCAGCAACACCAACAGCAAAACCTGTGAGATCACCAACTGTGTCATATACTGCAACATGGATTTCATCTTTTTCTCCACGAGCATTTGATGTAGCCCATGCTGATGTGCCTGGAGGGCCATCAAATAAATCAGAAAATCTCCAACGTCTTGTGATAAGTGAATTGTCTGGAATGATTGTTTGTAAACCAGCACCAGCAGGATCATCAAGTAAACGAATTGTTAAAACATCACCAGAAACAGAAGTTACTTCGTACTCTTGACCTTTTGATTCTACGTTTGTTCCACCAGATGCAGCGAATACAAGAGGTATATCGTTTGCGACTGTGATTGCTTTATCAAGTACAACAACTGTCTGTGAAGTTACAGTTGCAATTTTAACAACCTCATCTCCATCTGATATACCAGCACCGATTACTCTTTGTCCAACTGCAAGTGTACCAGAAACTCCATCAACTGTCAAAGTCTTAGAAGCAACTGTGATTGCACCATTAACTGTTGCAACAATAGCTGAGGCAGTTTGGAAAGAAATAATGTCACCAACTGCGATTGTAGCATCTGTTGCATCTTGGTTGTCAACTGTTATTGATAAGTCACCAACTGCACCAGCACCATTTACTAAGTTCAATGAACCTAATGGTTGTGCAAATGCTCTTGCACTTGAACAGATATCTACACCAATTCCGTTACCCCAAGTTCCAGCAGTCCTTGCGGCCCACTCTCCATGAGAACCAGAACCATCTTGGAAATCTGATTGATAATGATCATCATCACGAATAAGTATTCCAGAATTTGCACCAGCATTTACTACTGCACTTTCTGCTCTTACTACCTTGAGGTTATCTGAATACTGTAAAAAATTTGCTGCGGTAAAAAATGTTTCAAACTGATTACCAGCTGATTGTGGTTTACCAAAAGTTCTTAGCAAGTCTTCTTCTGATGTAACAGTAACAACAGAAGATACTGGCCCCTTTTCAAATGCGCCTGCAATTGCACCGATAGACGTTGCGACAGCAGGAACGACATTTGTTAAATCTATTTCCCTAACGTGAACGCCGGGTGAGACTAAAAATGACATGATTTTTGCTCCTTCTCTTAGAGATTTACTCTTATTTCATAGTATTTATAAAAATCGAGTTTCTAAAAACTCTATTTTATATGACTCAAAACTTATAAATAGTCCTATGACTAACGAACATTATGAAAAATATAAAGAAACTATCAAGAAAGTAGCTCGTAGGAACTATCAAAAACGTGTTGCATGGTTAAACAATCACCTTGGAAATGAATCTTGTATTCATTGTGGTGAGAGTGAAACTGTATGTCTTAAACTCTATCCACATGATGCAGAGATTCGTAAACAAGCAAAACGTGTTGGTACTAATGATGAAAGTAGAAAAGAAATTCACAATATGATGAATGAATGTAAAGTTGTATGTTCTAATTGTTGGATAAAACTTGACAATGATTTAATTGAATTTCTTTAGTAATTTCCTCTCGTTCTTTATCTGTATACTTTGACCACATAGTTATCTGCTCAGATGTTCTATGACACCCAATGCACACACTATCTATAAGTTTACAGATTTTGACACAAGGACTTTTCATTACCAATCATTCTCATATGTCCTTACTATTGGGCTCCATCTTGTACCATATTCGTCAACCATTTCTCCAATATTACTATCCTCTAAACCATCGACCACAAATCCAAACGGAGCCATATCTTGTTCTAGTTGGTCTTGGTTTTCTTTATACATTCGTTGTCTGATATCATTGTCTGTAAGTTCTTTAAAATATGTCTGGTCTGTTACCCATGCAAAAATAAACAAACAAGCAACCATATCATCGTGACATCCATCGTCTGCTTCAAAGGATGAACCTTTGACAATAAATGTAGATAACTCGTTGATTGTATCAAAGTCTTCTACAATTAGTTTGTTATCCTCAACTAATTGTTTTAGATTAGAACAACCAATTTTCTTAACTGCCTTGGTAGTTCTTACACCTAACTGAGCTCTACCACCAGAAAAACCGCCACCAAGAACCTGACCAGCACGACCTCTCATAGATGCCATGATAAGATTGTCATACTCCATGTCAAACTGCATTGCGTTTGCAACCTGTTCTCCAATATCATTTACCTCAATTAAAACAAATGCAGTATTGTATGCAGTTGCTACTTGATGTATTTTTTGTGGAAATAATAGTGGTTTAATTTCGTTGTCTCTAAACTTTGCAACTATTCGATAAGGAACTTCTGTAACATCAAATACTACAAATGCAGAGTAGTCATTAGACACACCTCTTGACACATCAGCAGTCAATAGATATGTATGTTCTGGTTTAGGATTTTCATATACATCAAGTCCAGCATTAGACTGAATGGGTTTTCTATATGCAAGTGTTTTTAATTTTGATGGAGTAATAAGTGTATCAATAGAACCAAGAAACTCACACTCAAATTCTGTATTAAACTGTTGTTCACTTGTGTTTTTAATAGTTTCTTTTTTCCATGCCTCGTCACGGCCAGGAACTTCACTCCAATGCACTTCGATTGGAATGTAATCGTTTCGTCCTTCTTCTGCATCTGTCCATAATTTATAGAACATATTCATACCATGCGGTGTAGAAACAATCATAACCTTTGTTGTTTTACCAGAAGTAATTGTAGGATAAACTGAACTAAAAAATTGTTCTGCTACATTAGAAGGAACATATGCAAACTCATCTAGAAAAATAATGTTATAAGAACCACCACGAACAGCAGATGCAGAAGTAGATGATGCAAGTATCTTAGAACCATTTTCTAATTCAAGAGAACCTTTGTTCCAAGACATAACGCCTTGTTGCAACCAGTGAGGTAAATGTTCATATGCAAGTTGTAGTCTTCCTAACAAGTCTCTTGCAGTTGCAGCTTTGTTTGCAAGTATTGCAATGTTGACACTAGGATTAAATAACGCATAGTGTAACAGATAGGATATCATTGTTGTAGATTTACCTGTCTGTCTAGGCAACTTACAAATAGTAAAACGATTATTATGAAACGTACCGACCATTTCTTTTTGAAAGTCGTACATCTTAAATGGTACAAGACCATGATCTAGTGATACAATCTTGACATAGTTTTGTATGAAATACAGAGGGTCTTCCATACACTTTTGATACTCAACAAGTTCTTTTTCAGTCCACTCTTGTTGTACGTTTGCTTTTTTAAGATTAGGATTACCTAGATAGGTTGCTTCAGACATTAGACTTGTCTTTTAACATTTTTTGCAGTTCTGCTGTTGAACCAACAAACAATGCGTTAGTAACTTTACTAGGTGCATTATTAGGAACTTCTTTAAGTCTTTTCATTTTTTCTTGGAGTTCCACTAGTTTGTCTGTGACATCTGCAACTTGTTTAATACCATTAAGTGCAACTTCATATGTTCTAGGATGTTCAGATTCTTTTGCAAGTTCTAGTATACCATCAATAGCATCTTGACCTCTTTCAATTAAATTGTAGAGGTTTTCTCTTTGATACTTGTAGTCGCTATCTATATCATCAACAGAAACAGGTCTTGTAGTTCTAATCTTTGGTGGAGTTTTTGCACTCTCTGCAATAGCCTTTTCTACAGGGTCTAGTATACCTAGAGCTTCATCTAGAATGTGATCCATGTTACCCATGATTAACTCTTATTAACGTCAGTTCCACTCTCAGGATCAAATACTTTTGCATCTTCAAAGAATGATGAAGTTTCATTAAAACCAAAATCATCATCTGCATCAGCAGTAGCAGGACTTGGTGTAACTGTATATCTTTGTTCTCTTGTAGGAGTGACCTCTGGTAGATTTGCAAATTGATCTACTTGAACTGTTTTAATAACCTTACCAGAAGTAACAGGGCCGTAAAGATAAAATTTAGTAGTAAAGGACATAGTGTA